TAGACAGTATAGGGACGCTATGGTCTTAAAGAGGATAATAAAAAAATGCTTGACAAGTTTATCTCTGTAATTATCTTGTCGACAGAAAGATTAGTGAGGTAGTTATGAACCTTAATAAAGATGAACTTATTAGAAAACGTAATGCGATACAAGAAATTATTAATAGAGCATATCGAAATGGCGGTGGTACGTATGCTGGAGCAGCTAAATTCTATGATGGAGACTTTAATGAGCTAGTTAAAGAAAGAAACAAACTTGACTCACAAATAAAACTTGCTAACAACACTCAATCATCTTTATCTCTAACTCCTACACAATCAACTGAAACAACTCCTACTGAGATAACACTTGTCCCCAATCTACCATCTGGTGTACAAAGGAGAATTGATGAACTAAGCGAAGAAGATAAAGCTCTTTTTAATAAGTTTGCTATTAACTACCTTGAAGATAAAGATGATATAGTGAATAAAATGACAAGAGCTGTCGTTAATCATTATCCACAAGTATTCCCTGAGCTTTACCATGTATATTCAACACTATATACAAATAACTCTACAGTCCCGAATATAGAGAATGCATCACAATGGCCAGTCTCTGAGCAAGAATCACCTATATCTGCTCCACGTGCTGTAGCTAATCCAAGCACCGGTATTCCGATTACAAAAGAAGATGTAAAATATGTTATTACTGAACTTGCATTTGCCCCCTTTGGTGGCAAGGCAGTTGTTGGTGTTGATTGGAACTTAGACGAAATAGCAGACACTATATTGACAGCAAGCAACGAGTATAATGTAGACCCCAGACTTTTTCTCGCTCAAGGCATCATCGAGAGCCACTTCGGCGCAAACCCTGATGCTGTCCGTAGTCGTAGAACTAAAAACATTTATAATGTTGGCGCTGTTGACGGCGGCAGAAATAATTATTACTCAAGCTATACAGATGGTATACGTGATTACGCAAGACTTATGAATCAAGAATATAACTGGGGCGGGGAAGGTTCATGGGTGACCCCAGAAATGATGATTGAAAAGAACTTTACGAGGTCAAGCGGGCAAGGTAGATATGCTACAGCCCCCAATTATACAAATGTACTACAAGAAATCGTAAAGAGAGTAGATAAGACATTGGCTGAAAGATACCAAGGCCGAAGCATGGTTCTTGTTCCTAATCCAGCTCGAAGTGAAGACCCTATCAGTGCCCCCGCAAACACACTAAGCTCTCCAGCTAGTCTAGTTAAAGCTGCTGTAGCAAATAAAGCGAGTCAGTACACTAAACCCAAAGGCATACTTGGAACTATTGACGGCCGGTTTTCTGGCCCACCCAACACAAGGATTCCTTTGTTTACACCTTGGGTTACACCTTGGGCAAGATAACACACTAATACAAGGAGAATAGAATGAAAATTATACCAGAGTCAGTAAGCGCACACTATACTTTGATTGAACGTAAAGTAATACAGATTAAGACAAACCTTCACATCCCAGAACAAAAACTTACTAAATACTCTACTGGGCTGGCTCTTAACGGTGAACATAAAGATAAGATTGTTCTCTATATGTTCTATGACCAAGTAGAGATTGATTCTTTTGATAAGAAATATGTTCTTGTTCCTACTCATCATGTTATCTGTGAAGTAGAACCAGAAGAGCATGAAGAAGTAACTGACCCATTTAGTCTGCCCAAAAAGAGCGAACCTTGGCACAACCTAAACGTGTAAATAGCTATGATGATAGTAGAGATACTCTACAGAGGCATACCTCAACAGTGCGTTCTCTACGATATCTGGGATATACCAGAAGAACAGATTGTTCTGCCACACACAGTTCTGACAGAAGATGTAGGTAAATATGCACTATACACAGACGGTTCAAGAATGCTCGCAAAGATTGTTCACAAACGGGGTATATACTTTAATACCCTTTGCGGGCTCTTCCACAAGTACGACTATGTACACATTTGCAGACCCAAACCACGTATGTCAGCATACTCAGGTCTGCTATTTCACCACGAACACGTCAAACTTAGAAGACCAAATCTTAAAGAAAGACAAACAGCAGAAGCGTTCCTTGCAAAGAAACTCCCAAGTAATAAAAGACTCTCAAAGAGGTGTATCTTGCTAGTACTTCAACGACTCCAAGAACACATGAATAAGAAGCAAATCAATGAAGAATGGATTATTGATAAGCTTAAGAAAGAAGCAGAGAACTCCCGCAATAGAGGAGCAGATAGATTAACAGCTATTACAATGCTTGGGCGTATAGGTGGCATAGAAATGGGTGTTGCAACAACCAATAAAAGCAAGGCTCCTGCACTATTTGCCCAGTTTAACAACTATACTATACAAGATAAACGTAGAAAGAACGCACAAGATACTATTGATTTACCCACAAGAAAGGATCTAGAGTCTGCTATTGAGGTTCTCCCAGAGATAGAAGACGCAGAAATCATCGAGTGCACACCACTATGATTGATATAACAGATATAGATCAGGCTCAAAGACTATATCAAGCTCTGTCAAAGGACTCTGCTCTCTTTGCTAAAGAGATTATGGGGCATATCGTTACTCGTATCCCTGATTTCCATAGAGAAGCCTATGAAGTAATAGATAAAAACTACCAATATCTTGCCTTCGTATGGGGTAGAGGCCTTGCAAAATCAACTATATCTCACACTATACAAGTCACTAAAGACATTTGCCATGCAGCAGAGCCCTATATTATCCTTATCTCTGAGACTATAGATCAGGCTTCTGCTGACTTAATCTCTGTACAAGATGAAATAATCAATAACGAGCTTATACATCAGCTCTATGGAGACCTAAAAGGAGAGATTTGGAACGTTCAAAGCATGGAACTTGCCAACGGCTGCTATGTAAAGTGCCTCGGCTATGGCTCTAGGGTACGTGGAGCTAAGTGGAAGAACTCAAGACCCACCAAGATTATCCTTGATGACTTTGAATCAGAGCAAAATTCCGCTACCCCAGAGCAAAGAGAAGAGGTGCAGCGCTGGATTAACGCCAGAGTTATGCCAGCAACAGAGGTTAGTTCATCTAAATATCAGTTCTGGGGCACGATAGTGCACCCAGACGCCTTTCTTGCAAAAGCGAAGAACCTGTCTTTCTTTAAACATCCCTATGGACACTACCAAGAAGTGCCAATAGAGCGTAATGGCAAGCCAGTATGGCCAGAAAGATACCCCATGTCATGGATAGAGTTCACCAGAAAGAGATATGAAGAGACAAAACAGCTCTCTTTGTTCCTTCAAGAGTACTATAACATACCATCTTTAACTGGTAAACCAAGATTTAATCCAGATATGATTACAGAAATCGATGGAGTCTTCCAAAGAGAGGGAATAATTACGTGGATAAAGCACGCAAACGGAACTAAAACACCAGTATATGTCTTTATCGGAGTTGATCCCGCTTCTTCTCTTGCAGAAACTGCAGATAATACTATTATGACAGTTATTGGAGTTCTCCCAAGCCTCGGAGCAAAGAAATATATCATTCTTGATATGTTTGCAGACAAGCTAACTCCCACTGAACAGCGTGATAAGCTGTTTGAGCTAGTGTATACCTATAGTCCCAAGATGGTCACCATAGAAACACAGGGATATCAAGGGGCACTAGAGGATATGTGCAGAGAAAAGATGCGTGAGAAAGGATTATACTTTGCAATTAAGAGCTTTAAGTCTAATAAATCTAAGTCAAACAAGTGGTTGCTTGGTCTTGAGCCAGTAATTAATTCTGGTGATATATCAAGACTGTCTGGTCTTAAGAATTGGCAACTTCTACAGAATGAATTAGTATGCTATAATGAGAACGTTAGGTCTCATGATGACACTATAGACGGATTATTTCTCGCACTTCAAGGATCGTATGCTCCACAAAATTATGACGTTGACGAAATGATTTGCTTAATGATAACTAAGCTCAGACATAGAGCAGATACCAAAAATAAACGTAAAAGAACATGGTTTACAACCTGAGGAATAATAATGAAAGCAACTAGTGGAACCCAAATTAGTTCTCTTCCACCTGATGGGAGAGGTGGGTCTATCCCTATCTTCCCTGCAGACACAGAGAGAACACAAACAATAACGCTAAGCGATTCTAATGTTGTTAAAAGCTCTGTGTTTTCTAGCACTAAAAGTAAAATTGTAAGAGTTGTTGTTGTTGATGCTATGGCATTTATCGGTACAGAAAGCGAAACCCTTAAGCAAACTGCGACTGCGTCAATGCCTGTGTTGCAAGATTCAACCATAGAAATCCCTGTTCCTGCTGGCGGTATCATAACCGTAAGAGGGGAAGGCGCAACAGTATACCTTACACCATCTTTGGATTAAAGGAATAAATAAAATGAGACATCTTAGTTATACAAATAAAAGCGATAATACTCTTGATTGTAGAGTCTTGCGTCTTGCAGGCATAAGCGATACGAGTGGAACCGTAATAAAAGAATACCTTGATGTTGCAGATGATGAGAGCTTCATCTATACCCCATCACTTTCTGGCCTTTATGCTGTTGCTACAAAAGCAGAAGGAGTTAAAACAGACTATGTTATCGATGAAGATTTTGTTCCTGTGTATATAACTGCAATACATAATAATTCTGCTTCTCCTATCATAAGCGGCTATTCTCTAAAAGAATTTAGTGACTACTTTAAGCTAAAGCTTCATCTTACTGATAACATGAACTCAGATGTTCAGTTTCAAAACTTTGCATTTGAGATTCTCTACTCCTATGTTGATGAAGAAGAAGATGATGCACCATCACCTATAATCCATGGTGCTAAAGAACATAGCAGTGGGGGAAGATACTTTTATCCTGTAATGATGATTAGAGAAAGTGACGAATATACTTCAGAGCATAACATTAAAGCTGCCTCAGACTTCTATTCTTACCAGCATAAAGCTATGTTCATTGGCGACACTATCATGATCCCAAAGATTAATGGCCAAGCTGAAGTAGGAAGATACCTTATATTTTCTATTAGACGTAGACCACTTAATAGGTCAATTACTGAGACAAGTGTTATTTCTCAGTGCTTCTCAGCACCAGTTACTATAGAGACTTCTTATGATAAAATTGCTGCGTTACAAACAGGCGACGATCCCGAACTCGACTCAAGACTGACAGCCGTAGAGAATACTGTTAGCAACATGCAGCCACTACCTACCGTCATTGACCTATCCGATGCTGAAGGTGATTACGTTATTGAAGAAGGGAAGAAGAACTCGATTATTGTCCTGACCAATAACGACGACGAAAATGCTAAGTGTATTGTTCTGCCTGCTGCTATTGTAGGGCTGAGGGTGACAATAATCAACCAAGACAATGAGTCTGTGGCTATCTGTCCTGCAGCTAAGGAGTACATGAACGGCGTCGTAGACGCTTCATTTACCCTGACCACACTAACCAGCGCAACCTTCTACTGTTATGCAGACGAGTATTGGGCGACAATATAAAAGAGGTGTATAATGGCAGAAGATCATGTCACAAAAGCAGAAGTGAAAGCGGCGATGAACTCAGCGATAAGTGAAATGAGAAAGGAAATGGCAGAAGGCTTTAGCAAGATAGAGAAACAACTTGACTCGATTATACATAGCATTGAGGTGAACCAGCACACTGACCTTGAGCGTTACGATGCCAGATATCTTTTGCGTGAGGATGATGTAGCTGACTCCATAGAGCGGCTAAACAAACCACGAGTAAGGGGTGCAATACATCCAATTATAAGTGAATATATGGATAGCGCCGATGGGATGGCTAAGTTCAACTGTTGCTGTGACCGTTACTTCTCTATGAAGCGTGACTCAACCAGCAAATGGATATCGTTCATTAAAACAGTAGGAGCCATTGCTATCGCCGCTGCCATGCTATATGGCGGCAACTCTGTATATCAGAGCAATGTATTAACACAACAGAAACTAATAGAATCAATAGAAAGACTACAAGGAGACTAATTATGTTTGACACAATTCTTAGTAATATAGACAAAATGCAGGCCATCGTGGCCGGCATATCTGCGCTTATCGGTGCAATCGTGACATTGGTGATCACGAGCATCCGTGAATACAAGCGCATCCGCAAAGAGATAGCCGCAGAAGAGTTCAAAGAAATCGCCGCACCGTTCTGCAAGATAGCCGAGACCCAGCCGATGAAAGTGCTGGAGACTTTGATTAATCCGCCCGTAGACAGTTTGCCTTCCATCGCCAATAGCAATGAGGGCAAGGCTCTTATCGTTGGGCAAGCTGCGATTGAGAAGGCGCAGATAAAGAAGCCGAGCATACTTAAGAAGCTTGGCATTAACAGTGCAGCCGATGCCGTTCCTCTGGTATCGAGCCTGTATAAGCTCATCAAACCACTGGTGAAGAAATGAGCGGTCTCGGCTTAGGTCTCGGTCTCGGTCTCAGCAGGCACAGGAAGGTTGGCGGCGCAGGCAACAAACCTGCCACATTCACTATTCCCGCTGGGTTTGCGAATGCTGGAACAAAGCGCATCAATTTCAGCGAGCCTGTGACCGTAACAATGACTGGAGGGGTAACCCTGTCCATTGCCGGCACACCATATGAATCTGGCGACACTATACCTGTAGCAACAAGTCCATCGCCAAATCCATATCACGAGCTAACCATCAATAATCCTGGCGCAGAGGCTGGGACAATCACCTTTGGCAAGCGCAAACAAATAACATACCTGCAACTCCGCCTCCTCGGCTCATCTGTAATAACAGGCGATATAACGGGCATGGAGCTGACATATCTGGATCTCTACGCCATCAGCTCATCTGTAATAACAGGCGATATAACTGACATGGAACTGACATACCTGCGCCTCTACCTTATCGGCTCATCTGTCATTACTGGCGACATAACGGGCATGAAGCTGACAGCCCTGTACCTCTACGGCATCGGCTCGTCACTGACATATGGAACGAATCCGCTGAATATTACGCATAACTTGGGCATCCAACTCATTGGCAGCACAGTGTTTGCCACAGCCGCAGAATACGCACGGCTGATTCATGATGCAGCAACTGGAACGTGGGGTGGCAAACATCAATTCTGGATACACGCAGGGACAAATGACAACTGCCCTGATTGGGATACGGTGAAAGCGGATGTAGCTGTGCTACTCACCAAAGCAGCATGGACAATTATCCCCTCTGCATGGCTATCTGATAATGGTGGGAGCTGGCCATCAACTTGGAATGAATACGAAGGATAATAAAATGTATTACATAATTAAAAATGGCAATCAAGTATTGCACACAGGCATGGCAGAGCCGAATACAGTAGGCACTCGCTATGAGTTATTGTGGTTCGACACAGAGGCGGAGATGCTGCAATACATAGAGAATAACCACTTAGAAATCGTGGAGGTGGAAGATGAAATTGACTAACACTCACAAGCACTTTGGGCTAATGCTTTTGCTTGGCATACTCGCATGGGCGTTTGCATTTCTCGGCAAGGCGCAGGGGCTGGGTTGGTTCCCGAATATAGTGGCTCTCATAGTCACAATAGACGTAGAATATCGGCAATGGCAACGCAGCGGAAAGCCGTTCTGGACACTCGTGAAAGAGCGTGGGCTGGACTCACTGGTTGACGTTTTAGCTGGCAATGCTGGTTTTATTATCGGCTACAATGTGTTGCTGAGATTAACAGCAGGCGGATGGATAGTATAATGATAACTCCAACCTATAAACAGCTATATAGTATCGCCAAATCTAAAGGCTACGCATGGTTTACTGCGCCTTATGACCTTAACTTCATAGGTATTCGTAGCAATGCTAAGCATGACGATACCTTTAACGACACTATAGCCGTTGCATATAAAGACGCTGACGGCAACGAGAGAGTGTTCTGTGCGCCTTTTACCTGTGATCCAGGCAAGTACTATTTACGCAACCCACTCAATGCTAGTGGCACAGCCATTATACCTGAAGGTCAATATAGAAGTATGTGGATATTGGGTAAGCACAAGGGTTATGTTGCTTTAGTGCAACGCACAGCCATTCGTGTCCTTAGAGATAATGACAAGAACGACCTGTTGGGCGGAGCCCTCTCTGTATATCCTGAACTTGGTGGATTTAATTTCCACAGAGCATTAGAGAATAGCATTGCCAAAACTATAGGCAAGTTCTCTGCTGGTTGCCAAGTTGTACAAGTGCCAGAGGACTTCAGCTATATCATCAGCCTTGTTAGGCTACAAGTGAAATACGTAAAGTCAGCAATAGTCTCTTACACTCTTATTAACGAAAGGGATATACAATGGGACAACTAATACAGCTTAGCCCTGAGGAATCAGGCAAGTTATGGTATAAGCTCTCTACCTATGAGAACAATATGTATGCCGCATGGAGAGCAGAGTGCCTCGACAACAGAGCTTTTTACTTTGGGCATCAAGCAACAAGTGAAGAGATTAAACAAATACAGGAGCGAGGCCAGCACTATATAGTAATTAACAAGATAAGAAAAGCCATAAGAGGCATGTCTGGTATGCTTGCCTCTAATGTCCCTAAGTATAAACTAGTGGCTATGGGGGATGATGATAATCTTAAAGCCGCTCTAGGCAACAAGCTTCTTGATTGGGCATGGCATAACAGTGGCGGAGTAACAACTTTTAGACGCACAATTAAAGATGCACAGATAGATAACATTAAGTATCATCATGTTATATACTCTAAGGATAAAAAGGTTAAATCAGTATTGTTATCTTTTGATGATGTCATTGTTGACCCATCCTCCAAGCATCCTATGTTTGAAGATGCAGAGATGATATGTATTCGCAGGTATGTTCCTATCGAGTACGTAAAAAGTGTATATGGTGTTGCAGACGTAGTGTATGAAGTTCCTAGCTCTTATTATGACTATGCTTCGCATGATACTGGTGCAGTCGAAGCAGCAAATGCTTTTATCCAGAAAGTATACAGCTATGATAAGCTGTATGTAAACCTGTATGAGTGCTATAGAAAAGAATTTTATCGTACTGAGGATACTGGTGAAGTAAGGTCTAAGATAATAAAAGATACAGTTATTGGCTTTAGACATTCCTTTAGAGAGGAATTGCCAAGTCCTATTTCTGAGTATCCTATTATACCTGTATATGTAGAAGACACAGAAAATCCATACAAGCGTGGAGAGATACATTTTCTTAAAGACCTTCAAAAGTTTATTAACAAGAGCTATGGTGTTGTCTTGCTTAATGCTCAGTTAATGTCTAACCCTAAAGTATTCCTTAGAGAAACAGATATACCAAGTGCAGACATAGAAGAATTTGAAGATAACTATGCTAATCCAGGATCAGTATCTGTATTAACTGGTAATGCAGAGCCTCCAATTATAGTGCAGGGTCAACCATTAAACAATGCGTTCTTTACACTATATCAAGACGCTAAGCTTGAAATGGAAGCAGCAACAGTATCAGCTATGCAGCTTGGGACAGTTATGCCTTCAGGTATGAATACCAGTCAATTACTTGATCAGAGAGAGATGATTCTTGATTCACTTAAAGATTTTACGTCTGTTATAGACCTTGCCTGCTCTCAGCTTGGCAAGGTAATGCTACAGTACTGCTCTGCCTATCTCTCTACAGAAGACTTGTTGAGATTGTTGGATACCTCAGGTGCACAAGCTCGAATACGTGGATATCTCGATCAGGGACTTAACGTTGATGATGAAGAAAGTGTTGCTCGGTATATAAGAACCGCAGAAGAAAACAATATACCTGTTGATGCGATAGAGCAGAATCTTGCTCAAGCACGTCTTGATACTGACTTCATGAAAGCATTAGAGTATTATACCGATATGCCAGACTTCTCTGATATGGATGTAGTTGTTATTCCTGGCAGCTATACCCCAACCTATGAGATGGCTATGATGAGATTAATGATGGAACTTGCTCAGACTGGAGCTGTTGATCCATCAGTAATACTCAGGTATGTTCCATCAGAAAACAGGCAAGAACTCATAGAGCGTTTTGATTCTTTGCGCAGGCTCCAAGGACAGATTGAGTATCTTGAAGAAGAGAACAAAGAACTTAAGAAAGCCATTGAATCTCTTGAAGGTGAAGTCGTTACTCAAAGAGTTAACGTTGCTACTATAAAAGAAACAAGTAAACTTGAAAAGCTTAAGGCAGAAGAAAAGGTAAAAGCCTTAATGCGTAAGTATGAACATAGGTTGCAAACAAGAGAACAGCAACAGAAGTTCAAAGAAGAACTTACTGAAATGTTGTTGAATATTCAGTTAGAAAAACTTAAAGAGAAAGAACAAGAGCTTGACAGTAAACAAAGCTCTAACAATATTGAAATCCTATAAGGAGAATGAAAATGAACGAACAAAGTTTGCAAAACACTCCCTTCACTCCTGGACGACCAGTGGTTGTCCCCACGAGCTCATTTACTCGTGAAGTACAAGAGAGCATTGTAGATAACTATTTCAACGGCACAGGCAGTGTTTATGCCAACACAGTTGATAATTATAACAAACAATTTAGGTCGCAGCAATCTGCGGCTACTGAACCAGCTCAAACTCAACAGTCAGTGGCTCAGCCAGATACTCCGCAACTATCTGCTGATGAGATTGCATCACTGACTAAAATAAAAAGAATGATTGATGGCAATCCTAACATACTAAATGAGATTGCCAGAAGAGAATTGAGTCAAGGTAATCAGCAACAGAATACACAGTCTCAAACGACTGTTCCAGCAGAGGGCTCGAATTCCTTTGCACCTAATAATGTCTCTAAGAACGAACCAAGTAGTGCGGACTTGTGGGACCAACTATTTAGCCAGAATGAAAGCGGGACACCGCAAGATGCCAATACTGGCATAAATAACACTGGTACAGATGATGTGCAGACTGGTCAGACAGAACCTTCTAATTCTCCAACAGTATTTGATCAGCGCTTTAAAGAAGCTCTATATGCAGAGTGTTTAAAGAATGGTCAAGATTATAAAGAAGTATATAGCTTTACCAATGAATTCGTTAAAGACCCTACTGGCTTTATCGAGTTATATAAAGCTGTACAAGAAGTTAAGAAACAACAAAGCCAACAAGCACAGGGAGGCAATCAAATATCTCCTTCGCAGAGTTCCTCTTCTAGCCCAGTGAACTTATCGGAAGCCCCCACTCCGAATAATGTCCGCACATTAGCCTCCCCTGCTTTTGGCAACATAAATACTAATCCATATTGGCGATAAATAATAAATAAGGAAACAATAAAATGTCGTATACAACTAGAACAAATTACGAAGGTAAGACTGCAGCAGAGCTTGGCCTGACCCAAGACCTGGAGTCTACTGGAGCGTTTTCTGGTACCACTATTGGTATTGGAGACAAATACATGATCGACCTCTACGGTAATATGATCACTCATAAAGTAGAGGATACCCCCTTGCTCACCATTCTTTCTAATCTCGGCACAGTTAGTGAGAAGCCTCCCTACATCGTATGGAACGACGAGTATGAAGGTAAGATGTGGTGGGACATTGCTATTGACAATCTGCGTCAGAAAGATGCTCTTGATGCTGGTGGCAACCCCGCTCTAGTCCTCCCAGGCAGCGGATCAAGAGCCGTTGTAGATGGGAGAGAAAGACCGTATGCTCTTACCGATGCGGCTTACACTGGTGGAGCAATAAAGCTGTTGAGTGCTACATCTCTTAGCAAAACAACTGCTGCCAACATTCTTACCGCTACAGGTGGCACTACTATTGCTGCTCAAACTTTTGTTGGAGCTGGCAGTAATCAAGCATCAGGCATGGCATTCTGCCCTGCTAACAATCGCGGGGCCGGTACTGCTGCTACCAATAAACTCTTCTTTGCTATTAAGCAAGAGAACGACAAAACTGTCGGTACTGCCGATACTGTGTATAATCGTCTTCATCAGCTATTGACCAACCTTGGCTATACTAAGGTATCTGCTACTGGAAATGGCTCAATAGCTTTGGAAAGGTTTGATTATAACACAAGTGTAACAGCCCCTGTCTATATGGCCTTTGATGAAATCCATCTCGCCAACGCCACAGATGACAACAGTGAGACTACAGTAACAAACATGGAAACACATTATGAAGCACTAATCCTGCTTAACAAGTTTGGAAAACATACAGATGCCACTGGCAATAACTATCTGTTTTTTGAACTTGACCTTGATGTTTCTAATCTTGATCTTGGTTTTACTATTGGCAACTATGTTGCTTACACTGACGGCGACCCTGCTGCGAATTATGATTGTGCCTGTATCAGCTTCCCCGTAGTAACTGGAACCGTGCCCGCTACTGGCCCCTATGGAATCTTCCTCAACAAAGGTAGAACTACTGCAAAATACATCGGCAAGATGAGCCGCATGGTTCATATCGGCCGCAACATGGTAGCCCCGCCTCCCATTCCTGAGGGCGATACCTTTAATGCTGGTGGCAACTTTACTGCTTGGAGAGAACGTTTGACTAACTTCAGTCAAATCTTTGCCACTCCCAAGTATGGTATAACCGGCACGCATCAGGCATCACAATTCAGATTTGGTGATGATTTCCAACGCACCAGAGCAATGTATCTTGAGCTATACAAAGGCATGAAAGAATCTGCCTTCTTGTTTGGCATTAAGGGTGAAGTCGCCGTAACTAGTGCTACTACAAATAATACCTTCATGACTGGGCAACCAGCTCGTCAGCTTGGTGGCTTGCTGGACTATGCGTTGTTCCCAATTACATATATGAAGAAGGCTCTTGGCGCTGGAAGCTATACTTCTCCAGATACTCCAAATGCTAATTTCATTACTTGGCTTGACGATATCTGTGATCGTCTTAATGCCTTTAAGTATAATGGAAGCAAAGACCTTACATTCCTTGTAAGCAAAAACTTCCTGAGACGTCTAATTCCCTATACCCGTACTATTTCTAATAATGGGAACATTATGGGTGGTCAGGTACAGATAGCTAAGCCCACACAACTTAGCTTTGGTCTTGAGCTTTATACTTTCGTCAGTGCTTCTGGTGCTAACGTTAAGTTTATCCATGAGCCAGCTCTTGATACTCTTCCTCACTTCCCTGTTCCTTATTGGATGTTTGGAACTGCAAACGTAAGTCCTCGTGACATTATGATCTCCATTGACACCAATAATATCAAGCAAGTAGTATGTCGCCCTGACCGTATCTATGGCAACATTCAGGATATCGGACAGGATGCGTTTATGGAAGGTATGAGAGGTGAATCCTCATTCATCCTAAGATACCCCAAAAATCATGCAATAGTGTACGCTCCTACGCAGCTGTAGAATAACTAGAGGGCGGGGGTTTCCTCCTTGCCCCCCGCCTTCAATTTTAAGGAATGAATATGAAACCACTAGTATTTTTTAACTCACGAGCCGAAGTAGTTAGACGTGAGATAGTTTTCCCTAGCAAGAAAAAGATAGTTATCTCAAGAGAATGTCCAGAGTATATTACAGCAGATAAAGAAGAAATAGACTTCTTGTCTAAAGTATTTGGTATTGGTGTTAGAGCTTTAAACGAAAAAGAGTATACTCTTTATATGACTTCTCGTTTTGAAGATATGCCTCATGTAGAGAAGAGAGAGATTAGCTCAAGTGATCTTGAAGCCTATCTCGCTTCTACTGCGCATGAGAAGCTCGTTATAGAGCTTTTGCGCTCTAAAGGATATGAGATATCAAAAAAGGCTGAAGACTTCTCAGAAGCTCTCTCAGGAGTTCCTAAGGCAACAAGGACAAAGAAGACTATTAAGAAATGAAACACAGAAGCTATCCCATGACTCTTATTTATGATGGGGTAATACAGAGAGCTGTTACTATTGTAGCCTCTGAGCCTTGTCCCTCTATAAGCGTATATGGGCTTAATTGCCTTAATGAGCTTATTGATCTTGGGACATTAGCTGATGGTAGAATTAACATAGACAGCAAACACAGGATAGCTGTTGTATGGTTTGAGTATGATACTGATGTTGTTGACTCTGGCATAGTTGATTCTATAGACTTAATTATAGACGGGAGCTATAACTTACGCAATGATAACAGCGCATCTTAGCACAATAAAAGAAGGTGAAGCTATTACCAGATGTGCAGTCAGCTTTGTTGTTAACTGTCCTCTGAGTAAGGGTAACTTATCTTTTGAGCTAAACACTCAGCATAAGGGTGTATGGTCAACAGTCAGTAGAGAAGTATCTCTAAGTAGAGCGGGCTATAACTTTATATTCTTTTACCTTGACGTAAAGCCAGCAAGCTATATGGAGCTTAACGTAACTGATATGACAGGTATAGATGTTATATACACAAGCACAATATCAGCACTGAGCATGGTGAAAGTATGAAGATAAGTGATATCATTAAAGACTGCCCAGCTCTTACTGATGAGTTGATAAGAGCTGCTTATTCACACGTAGTAAGGACAGTAAGACTTCAACCACTACTAGTAACTATAGAGACAAATAAGCTAAGGTGCTATGATCTTACTAAAGAAATTCACCAGCTTACAAGAGCAGAACTTTATACTCCATTAGGACAATATGCTTTGACAGATGAAGATGATGATTGTTTTGTTGATTATGATGGCAGATACATAGTAGCTAATGATATGGGCAACTATGGTCAGAACACAACCTATACAGACTATGAGGGCGCATGGCTTACAGATGAAGATGGCTATGTGCTGTCTGAAAAAGATGATATAGATGGAGACTATCTATCTGGAGAAGATGGAATAGTCTTAGAAGATTATGATGATTCACTATTTATAGAGGAGACATAATGTCAGACACAGTAAGAGTAACAGAAGTATTAAAGAAGAAACTTTCTTCAGTTCCAGAGGTTAATGAAAGCCAACTTAAACCTGAAGATATGTTGATAGGTCTTAAGACAGATGACAATAATAAGACAGTGCAGATACCAGTAGAGGTTCTTTTAAATGTTATTGATACTAGGTTGTTAACAGATATGAAAGAAAAGCTTACTGATTTAGAAGATAGACTTTATGTTTTAGAAAATAGAGAGTAATGTATCAGTTAGAGAAATATCCTGTAAAGATAAAGCAAATAGTTGATATTATTTGTGAAACCAGACTTGAGGATATTCCTCATGTTGTTCAAGATGAACGACCTAATGTTGTTATGAGCCTAGGCCCCTGCCAGCCAGCAGGGGCAGTATACTATTCTAATAATCAAATTACTTGTACAGCTCCAGCTACCTTTATGGCTATATGCTATTTTATGCCAATGATAGTAGAAGACGGTGAGGATGGGTATATCCCAGACCACTTAGTTATGTTGACAGTATGCAAGGCTCTCTCTATCCTTGCAGAAGAGTCTGGGGATATTGAACAGTGCGCAAGATATGAAGCTGTGTTTACTCAGCTTGTTAATGCATACAATGAAAACTTTCTCGATACCTTACCAAATACCTTGAGTCAAGGATATAAAATAAATGCTAACCAACTATAGCTACACAGAATATCTTCCCTCAGTTTATGCTGATAGTACTACTACTATTCTAGCTAAACTTAATAAGGCTACTCTATATAGTCTTAAGGTATTGTCTGTTCATGGCGTAACAATGATAAAGAATACTCCAGAGCATGTGTATGAAATAAAGAGAGAGTTTGATGAGACAGAAGAAGAAATGCTTGGTGGTGAATGCTCAAGGATGGTTAATAGCTTAATCTCTCATAGTGATGCTGTAGTGAAAGTAGTTTTACCCAAAACTTATGACCAAACTATTGTAGATAGAATAGATGGTCTTATCTCATCCCTAAGAGACTCTGACCCCACTAGAGCATTTCAATATGTTTCTCTTCTAAGTACTCACACAAAGAACAAGCTTGCTGAGTATAACCAAGAACGTGAATACAAATCTAAGAGAATAGGCAAGATAAAGCCATGTCAATTTTAGCATACGATAAATTTAAAGCATCTCTAGTAAGGCCATATATAACTATACCGTGCCTAGCGATATGTAAGACCACTATGTTAAAAGCTTATGGTGGTGATATGTATGATTCCCACGACTATGTTTGCTGTACTCCACTAAGCAGACTATTAAGACACACCAATCCCAGTGTTGCCTTTAAGGGCACAGATACAGCCATAGCAGAGCCTTTCATCATTGGGCAATACCACAACACTACTATAGACATGATGGCCCCACAGGAGCCATCTCATGATATTTTAACAGATATTCTTTCTGGCTTATATTGGAGTTTGTGTAATGAGCTCCCTGAATTATCTTATGTATATATGCAGGCGTATTATCTTATTGCAAGAATATCGCAAGATACCCCGCCTATGTTTGGCGGGAAAGAAACAAGATATGAGGTAAAGACTTATGAGTTCTAATACAGGCTCAAATATAGAAAAGATGTTACCCCCTTCTCCTACTGCATCGCAAAAGAGAAGTATCAATTTATTTAATGCTGAAGAAGAAGAAATAGATGCCATCAGCTTTGAACGCATAGGTGTTAATACTATGCACTATAAAGATAGAACATCGATAGTGTCCGCTAAGTATGCTGATGTTACTACTTGTCTTGGGGAAATACGGCCAGGGAAGGGCGTTAAGTTTATTCCTGCAGAAGTTCCAGCTATCTATGACTCAATACCAGAAATCATATCTCCTTCTGATCCTACGGGATGGGGTGATGTAAATATTAAAGAAAATGAAATGGTTATTATAGCTTCAATAACAACAAGAGGACTGGCTTCAGTAGCCGCAGGAGATATTGTTGGAGCATTTTATAATTATGCTACAGGAGATTTACGTGGAAGGTCTGTAGTCCAAAATATAGGAGGTGTGTATCTCTGTGTAATTGTCGTATATTATGATACAGAAGAATTAGAAGATACTCTTGATCTAAGACTATACAGTATTGATAATGAAGAAGAATACTATTCCTCTATACCTATAGAAGAGGGCGTAGTGGGAAGCATGGAAGAGCCTCAAGTGCTTATATTTAAAGACCCTAGTACACCAGAATCGTAATGAATAAAGAGAATCTTTTTAGCTTAAGCACTGAGTATAAGCTTAACAGTATTAACTGTAATATACTTACTCCATTAGGTACTACTGATATTAGTAAAAGTTCTATTGGTGGAGTAGCTTACTCACAAAGCACCAGTAATAAAAATTTTGCTAATAACTGCACTGGTTTATCTGGGTACGTAGAAATAAAATTAAGAAGTATTATGCCGTCTGGAGCCGTGGGTAATCGTCCCACTCATTTATATATTCCCAAAACACCAGTATTTTGTGACGCTGTCTCTGTTCCTGTTATGTGTGATGATTCCTCATTAAAAGGGAGAGGGTTTGTTGCTATGCACTATAACTTTGTGCAGCCTCTGTTTATGCCAGTAGAGGCAGGATATATTGATAGATATCCTCTCCCAACTCCCAGAGACAGCATACACGGAGCACGAAGCCTCTTAATGAGGAATGGCAATAAACAGACTTTTGGTATAGCAACTAATTACTTATTCTCTAGAATACGTCGATATACACATAATGTCGATGAAGGTGATTCTGTGTACGCACATGAAGCTGATGTATTAGTTTCAGATGAGCCTTCAATAGCAGCAAATACTGACGGGCTTTGTGAATCTGCCCTATACATAGACAAGATTGATCTTCTTAAAGTAGAGTTTGATTATGATGAATCATATCCTAATCCAAATTTAAAAATAAAGTATGCTGTTATCCCTATTACTAGTTTTGCCGCAACCTCACAATCACTATCACCAGATTTAGATTGGAGCAGTAAAATATCTGGCAGCCAAAAGCTTGCTTTAATACCAATATCTGCTGCTCATTGTAGCTATACAGATGATGATGATGATGGAGGGTGGAGTAGTGATGTCAAGTCTGAAGCAACAACAGAGACTAAGAGTATTGCTATTGAGTATCCTGCAAGACTTGTTAATGCTAATCATCTTCTTGGATTTGACGAAACTAGCTGGGAAATGTCAATAGACCAGAATTCAGGTTTCAACGAAATCTATAGGGATAATGAATATTCTATACATAGTGCCATAATCACCTATAAAAGAGTTTGGAATAATAAAAATAAATTTCAGTTCTGTCTTGGCATAAGAAAAGTAGGAACTGACAGAACTGCATTTCCTTCTAACTATTCTCCTATTAACTATAGCGAAAGCTATGCTGAGCTCCCAGAGCATGAATCAGCGATAGATCTATCAACAGCATATCCTATTATCAGTATAGACAAAATTAAGAGCGACAATAAAGGAGCTTCATATAATATAAAGTTTGGTATTGATAAAGATGATCCTCTCTTAGGTTATCTAGAATACTCTAATGGTTGTGGATACTTTATAGTAAATATATCTTGTTCAACATTAGAAAGTATAAGCCAAGCATACGGCATGTGTGGCAGTATATCTGAGCATCTTGTTTGTGAAAACATGATAGTTAAGAAGAACTCTGTTCTTCATACTGCTTCTCTATCTCATCTCGGATATAAAGAAGATATCAGTAACGAGCTGTATGACTATGATTCTAGGCCTTCAGTGAATGGTTATTATTTAGCGTTTTCTTTAGAGGTTAGAGAATCAGGGTCAAGAGATGAGAATATCCCCGTAAACTCCGTAGTGTCATCTGTAAATACATATGAAGGAAACTCTGACTATATTGGAGCTGGGGACAGTACCATGCATAGTATGTGGGATGGTAGAGCTATTTCTATATTCTCTCCTGTAATATCATCTGATGGGCATGGAGAAACACAGATCAGACAAGCATCTCATCTTCTTACAAACAGTAAATTACCAGTAATTATACCAAGCGCAGTATTCTATAATTCGATAGATACAAATAACGAATTATATATAATGGCTGAAAAACTAACGAATGATACATGGAAACTCACTATTCCATATAGAGAAAATACTGGGATTGGGACAACTGACGATTCTTATGTAATAAGAGATAATGAAGTCCCTATTTATTATACTGGATATTGGGAAGAACCAGTCCCAGCGCAAGCAGTCAACAACTATGGCTGGTATCTTAACCTTTTAATTTGTGCTGTTGAGACTCATC